GGCCGATCTCGTTGCCGAACTGCTGCAGCATGCTTTCGTTGCTGGTGACTTCCTTGCCACCGTTGTTGTCGATGCGGATGTTCACACCCACCCCGCCACCGCCGCCGGCACCGTGTGCCGCCACTCCCAGGCGGCCATCGGGCCCGCGCTGCAGCGGCATGATCGCTTCAGGCCCCGCTTCACCGAACACGCCGGCGCCCTTGGCGAATGCGAACAGCTGCGGGGTGTTGTAGATACCGCCGGAGTAGGCGGAGAGGCTGGGGGACCTGATCGCCCCGCCCTTGGCAAAACCGGCAATTGGTATCGACTCCTTCTGCACCGGACCCACGCTGCCGCCGAAGAGCATCTTGACGCCCCATACGATGGCTTGCTGTATCGCGATCTTCTTCAGATCTGCGATCAACGCCTTGGTAAGTTCATGGTGATTCGATTTTCCGGTAGCGACGAAGTTGTAGAGCGCCGTTCCTGCTGCATCGAATGCCTTGGTGAAGACACTCTGTGTCGTCGTTGCGGCGTCCTGCGCTTTTGCGGTGTAAGCCTCGAAGGCATCCAGGAATCCGTTCTCGATGCCTTGCTTACCTGTCTTTACCTTCCGCGAGTCATCTTCCTTCTTGCCCTTCTCAGCACCGGCCTTCCCGGTTGCGGTTCCAGCCAGGTATCTGCTCCTGGCCGAAAGCCGTGCATCTACGAGGAAGCCACTGCGATGCTCGCCGTCGGCGGACAATCGATCCAGATTGCGCGCAGTTGCGTCGGAGGCGACTTCACTTGGCATCCTGGTTTCCCGCTTGCCGCCTTCAGCGGCGATCTGCGCTTGGTCCAACGCGGCTTGCACCACCGCGAGAGTTCCGGCCAGCTTCCTCACCATGGTGTCGGCGAGGGAGATGCTGCTTTGAAGTACGCCGTTGAGCGCGGACTGCAGCACAGTGCTCTTCTGTACATACTGCTGCTGGAGCTGAGTCAGCGCATTGAACTCGGCCATGCTCCGCTTTGCCGCCTGTGCGGCAGAGTCCAGAATGGCACTGACCTCGACTGCGGCAGCCGAAGCGTTGAGCGTTGTATCGCTCATGAAATTCTCCTGGCATGAGGGCGGCCCCACCAGATGGCGGGGCCGCGAAGGGATCACCGGCATGAACCAGTGGCTGTCTGTAACTAGTGCTGCATGTGCTGCAAGGCCGCACGCTCGATGATGCGGATTCCCGCCATCACTTCATCGTGCTTTTCAGGTATGAGTACCTCGCGCTGCAGCTCCTGGTAGACCACGTTGTAGTCCAGCCCGATCGGGCCACCCGCGCCAACGCGCCACTGGGTGGAGACCCGCGAAAAGATCTCGATGGGAAGCACGCACTCCGGCCACAGCGTTACCTGCGGTGGCGGAAAATGCCTTGCCTTCAGTCCGAGCTGAAGCAACTCGGACTCGGTGGGGGCCTGCCAGTACAGGGCCCCCACCGCCTCGATCAGTTTCCCTTGCGTGCGACCTGCAGAGCCTGGGTGTAGCCACCGATGATGGCGCCATCCAGGCCGGCCTGCTGCTGCAGGGCGAGTTCCACGCCTGCCGTATCCAGGGCCACGTCGGCATCCCAGTCGACGACGATGTCCAGGATCGCCTGTGCCACGCTCAGTTCCTCCTCGGCCAACCGCTCCAGCAGCTGCGCATAGTCGGCCACCGGCAGGTGCCGGTAGGTCAGGTTGAGCTTCTGCTCGCGACCGTGACCGACGATGGTCAGGGTGCTCTTGAAGCTCTCTGGCGCCTTTACCTGGAACATCAGGCGCCCTCGACCAGGATGGAGTCGGCCAGCGCGGTGAACGTCGCGGTGGTGCCCATCGGGGTGTTGGCGGCCGTCGTCGGGTCGCCGTTGTAGCTCAGGTAACCGTACCAGTACAGCACGTCGCCACCGACCAGCTTGGCGCGCAGGATCACCGGTTCGCCCTTGGCGTCGACGTTCTTCAGGGCCGAGTACCACGGCTTCTTCGGATCGTAGAACAGCGGCAGGGTGATGGTCTTGGCGTTCTTGAAGGTCGGCATCTGCACCTGGCGACCGGTCGGGTCCTCCAGCAGGGTGCCGCTCCAGTACTGCTGCTCGCCACCTGCGGTGGTCGGGTCGCCCTGCTGGTCCAGGTCGACGAAGGCACCGGCCTTGCGCAGCACGCCGGCACCGCTGGTGGCGGGGAACAGCACGTTGTCGGTGGTATCGATGCCCAGCAGTTCAACGCTGCCGGTGGCTTCGGCACCGGCGCGGGTGGCGCGGTTGTTCAGGGCCGGCCAACCCGGCAGCTCGATGACCACCACATCGCCGGTGTCGACGCTGTTGGCGGCGACGCTGGCCAGTGCCGGCGCAGCCTTGGAGATCGCGCTCGTGGCGATGGCGGTGGAGACGACCGGTGCGAAGCCGAACTGGGTGCCCTTGGGAAGCTTGAGTGCCATGTTGCATTTCCTCATGTGGATTGAAAAAGACGAAGCCCGGCGTGTGCCGGGCTTCAGGTGGTACGTGGAGCAGTGGAACTACGGGTTGGCGTACCACAGCCCGAAATCGAGCCGTGCGCCGTACTTCCTGAGTGCCGGTTCATGCACGGCAATGGCGGCGCCAAAGGATTCAGACTTCGGCAGACCCGCGCAGACCTGATCTTCGATGTCACGGATCAGGGTGTTGGCCTGGGCACGGGTGTCTGCCCAGACGGTCAGCTGCACGCGAGCGTGCTTCTGGTCGGGGATGGACCCTTCGTTGAACCACAGCGCCTGCCCACCCACCTGCTGGTAGACCGCGCAGGGATAGGTGACTCGGTCCGGTGGAACATCCGGGTACAGGCGCCCCTGCAGCAATCCGCCAAGCAGTTGCTGCAACTTCGGTTCGTAACTCATCGCAGTGTCCTCGCTCAGACGGTTGCAGCCAGCTGTTCGGTGAACAGCACGGCGGTGTGTCGCGTGCCAAGGTCGGGCACCACACCGGTAATATCGAACGTGTGGCCGTCGTGCGCGATGCGCATTCCGATGCCAATGCCGGCTCGCTGCGCCGGCGTCAGGCGCACCTGGAAGCGCTGGCGGCGGATCGCTGCGGACAGCCCGCTGTCCAGCTTCACCCGCTGCACCGTGTCGGCACGTTCAAGAGGAATTGCCGCCCACAGATCGGCAACGCTCACCCACGCATCCAGAGGTTGGCCCCAGGCATCGACGCGCCCATCCTGGCGCTCGATGCGGATGCGACGGTTGAAGTGACCGGCGTTCATGGGGTCGCCGCCAGTCGGTAGGGATCGAGCAGTGCGGCGACGCCAAACGGCAGCTCCATCGCGATGGCGGCAGCACCGACCGGTACATCCAAGGCGTGCGTGGAAACCACCACCGCTTCCCGATGCGCATACAGATGGCCCAATAGCAGGCGCACCGCAGCGCGGATACTGTCGTTGGCCGGCAGGCCCTGCAGCAGCTGCGCGCTGCGTTCGGTGGCCACGGCCAGGCGACGATCAGCGACGTCACGCATGGCCTTGGCCTTGGCCGCGTTGGTCTCGGCATTGGCGGCGGCGACCGCGGCTTCATGCCCGGTCACCGCCGCCGCCATGTCCTGCGGCAACTGGTCCAGCGCCAGATCCAGTGCCGCCTGGTCGGCAAACAGCGCCCGCCGCAGGTAGGCCGACGCCGCGTCGGTCGCCGCGGCCAGCAGGTCGTCCAGAATGGCGTCGTCGTAGTCGCCGTCGATACGGCAGTGCATGCGGCACTGCTCAAGTGTCAGCAGGGGCATCGAATCCTCCTTCGTTGATGGATGTTGGATGCCCCGACCCTGCGCACGCGGCTACGCCGCACGCTGTCATCGAGGACGGTGCGAAAAGGGCAGGGTCGGGGCGGAAACAGAAACGGCCCCACCAGGACTGGCAGGGCCGCAAATACGATGACAAGGTGCCGACGGGCGGCGTAAACGCAAAAAGCCCCCGGCGGTCGCCAGAGG